AAAGAGACTGAGACGATTATCGGTCTGGATGATCAGCTCAAGAAAATCTTAGAAGAACAGGATTATCTATTCGAGAGCGACGAATCAATCACCCCAAATCCGAAGATCGTTACCGGAGGGGATAATATATCTGTACTTAGTGATGCGGCTGTCGCAGCTGCTAGAGAAGCAGCTGGATTGTCCATCGAGGAGTAAATAAGAATGGCTACATCATTTGATCTAGTAACCAAATTTCAACCAATTCTGGATGAAATTTATAAGAAAGCAAGTTTGACTGCACGCATGGATGCCAAAACTAAACCGGTGTCTTTTGGTGGAGCAGCTGTTGTTGAAGTGTTCAAAACTGATGTTATTGGTTTGGGCACTTATTCACGTTCATCTGGATATGCTGAAGGACAAGTTCAGGGATCGTGGGAAACTTTGACCCTAGCTACCAAACGTGGACGTGAGCTGGGCATTGATCGCATGGACAATGAGGAAACTCTTGGCATGGCATTTGGAACTGTTGTGGGTGAATTTATGCGCACAGAAGTGGTTCCTGAAGTTGATGCTTACCGGTTTGCGAAGTATGCAAGTTGGTCTGGTATTTCGAAGGTTGCGGCAGCTGCAACTCTAGCATCTGGAACAGTTCTTGCAGCAATTGATGCTGCAGGATTGCAATTGGATGAAGATGAAGTTCCTGCTGAAGGTCGTCTTCTGTTTGTGTCTTCAACAGTAAACAAATTTATTCAAGCAGCAATTACCCGTATGTTGAGTAACGAAAGTTCTGTGGATCGCAGGGTGCAAACTCTGGATAACATGACTATCATTCCCGTTCCTCAAACACGTTTCTACACTGCGATCGATCTGGATGCAGGTGCGACAGTGGACGCAGGTGGTTATGCAAAAGGTGGTTCTGCAAAGGACATCAACTTTATGATGATTCATCCTTCTGCTGTTCTGCAAGTGACCAAACATGCCAAGTTGAAAATCTTCGATCCTGATATTAACCAGGATGCTGATAAATATAAAGTTCAATATCGTCTTTATCACGATGCTTTTGTTTATGAAAACAAAGTCGACGGTATTTATCTGCACAACAAGGCTTAAGGATAAGTCATGAAACTATATAACAGCGGTATTACTATTGATATACCAGAAGCAGAAATTGAACCATATCTCCGTGCGGGATATGTAAAGGTTGAGGAAGAAGTTAAACCTAAACCTAAAGCTACACCTAAACTCAAATCAATTAAGAAAATTGTGTCGACACCTAAATCGACAAAGGAGCGTAAATAATGGGTGGAATTGATTGGGGAATACATATAGAAAATGACGTCGATTGGATTAGGGCGAACAATTCAGTCATGGATTACTTTGTCGATAATGTCAAAGGGTCAGCAACGGGTTATGATGGATTGTCCTGGGCCACTCCCTTCGCGGAACCATCTCAAGCTATTACAGCCTGGGAAGCGAAGCGGTTATTGCTAGACGACCCTTCGTATCGTGCAAGAATTTTCATACGTGGTACGGAAGATGCGTATGCTGCGCTAACTGCGCTACCGAGTTACTGTCAGATGATCGGAGTCGGGGCAGAAATTCGTGGAAATGGTGTTGGAATACCACGAATTGGCTTAGACGATGGCACAACGAGTGGAGTATTAGTAGCTGGCACTGCTCGTGGTTTGGACGTGTCAAACATTCTATTCCAGTCGGGATACGGCTTGTACCCGTTTAAAATAACTAATATGTTCAGATGCGGTTTCCATAATTGCGGTTTTGGAACTGCCTCTCCCGCAGCCGGTGATCCTCCGCCTGTTGGTTTTGAAATCGATAAAGCAAGCGGTTTGGTGATCGAAAACTGCCACTGGATGAACGCTTCCAGCAAACTTCATGGACCAGTGATTGGAATAAACATTACTGGTACACACTTCCATAACTGTCTCGTAAGAAATAACTTTATAACTGGAGTGGACTTCGGTGTGGTAGTAGCCAGCGGATGTGTGTTTGGTTATGGTTCAGTCTTTAGGGACAACTACATTGGTGAAGCTGGTCAAGTTTGCGCTGTTGGTGTGGATGACAATGCTACTGATGGTTGGATACAATACTTGAATAACTACATAGCAGCAACCGCTGCAGGTCAATTAGCGAACAATGGCACGATGCGTTGGATTGCTAATAAATCCTCTAATGGGTTTTCGACTGTAGCCGCAGAATAAAGGAAATAAATTATGGCTGCTTACGCGACTTGGACGTTTTATGATGAAACTTATCTTGGCACGGCAATCACTGAAGCTAATTTTCCAGCTTTGGCATTGAGAGCAAGTGCCACACTCGATCAAATAACGTTCAGTCGCGCTGCAGTTGTTATTACAGATAATGACGATGCTGATCTTGTTGAATCTATACAAATGGCTACATGTGCTGTTGCGGATGAATATCAGCGTCAATCAGATGAAGGTAAAGAAGTTGCCAGCGAACGAGTTGGTCAGCAATCCGTTAGCTATGTGGTAAATAACGTAATGAAGTTGTCTGATGATGAAAAATTAGCTCGGGTTGCAAAGTTGTATCTTGGTAATTCCGGTTTGATGTTTAGAGGTTTCGCTTCTGGTGAATATGGTGGAGAGGTTGATGAGAACTAACACCAACATTACATTATACAAAAAGTCTATTGTAGCTGGTGCAGAATCTTGGACACGGGAAGAAATTAGTGATGTATTTTGGGAGGATCGTAAAGCTGCTAATGTAATGCGTTCTGGTCTTATCAAAGCTTACAAGGTGGCAGTTTATATTCCTTTTGCTAGAGGAGATATTGTAATCAAAGCTGAAGATGTATTGGTAAAAGGTACAGTTGAAGATGTTATTTCAGCAAGTTTTACTATCACAGATTTGAAAAAGAAATACAGCAGTGTGGTAGTAGTAAAAAGTGTAGATACCATGGATTATGGAAGTGAAAATTTACAGCACTGGCAGATTGGAGCTTCTTGATGCCAACACCATTTATTCATACACCTCGAGGCACAATATCTACTGGTCGAAGTGGTAAAGCTGAGTTGGTTTGGAATACTAACTTTCAACCGAAGTGGCATAAACGTTATAGTAAAGCGCAGATGTTTGTAGATTCGGAAGTTTTGAGACGTTGTGAGCCTTTTATACCGTTACTTACTGGCATGCTGGTTAAGAGTGGAATACTTGGGACTGATGTAGGAAGTGGAGTAGTTTCGTGGATAGCTCCATATGCAGCAGCACAATATTATATGGTGCGTAAGAATCCCAGTACAACAGGACCATTGCGTGGACCATATTGGTTTGAACGTGGGAAGCAAGTGTGGGGACAACAAGTTATCAGTGGTGCACGCAAAATAGCACATGGAGAATAATGACAATTATTGGTGCAATCAAAACATATCTAAGTGATTATGGTGAGTTAAAAACTGATGCTCCCATATGGGTAGATTATTTTGGTGTATCTCCAACAGAATATACAATTCTTCCATTGCCTGGAAATCGTATAGTTGAAACATACTTGAGTGGTAAAAGCAAAAGAGAATATCCGTTCGCTTTTCAATCTGTGGAAAGTACATCCGATGAACTTGAGAGACTGGAGACACAAGGTTTCTACGAAGCGTTTGCAGATTGGTTGGAAAGTCAAACAGAATCTGGTAGTTTCCCAATATTGGCAACAGGACAAAGCGCAACAGAAATTGAAGCTCTTGGTTGGGCATATTTATATCAACAGGGTGAATCAGGCACTGGAATATATCAGGTACAATGTCGTCTTCAGTATACACAGGAAGCATAATGATAGATATGTCTGGCGTTTACGAAATACGAAATAAAATCAATGGGAGTCGCTACATTGGTAGTAGTGTGGTTCTTGATAAACGTTTAAAAGGACATAAAAACAGACTTGAAAAAGGTTTTCATAAAAACTCCCATTTGCAAAGTGCATATAAAAAATATGGCAAGGATGCGTTTACGTTCACGAAACTTTTATATTGTGATCGCAAAAACGTATTGCTTTATGAACAAACGCTGATGGATTCTTTTAATCCAGAGTATAATATTTCACCGACTGCAGGGAATACTGCTGGATGTTTTCCGAGTGTTGCAACACGAAAGAAAATGAGCAAAGCAGGAAAAGGTCGCAAGTTTTCAGAAGAACATAAGGACAGAATCAGTAAAGCATTAGTTGGTCATAAACAAACCTGTTTCAATTATTCTGTTGAAAGAAATCAAAAGATAAGCTCGGCTCTATTAGGACATGGGTTTTCAGAGAAAACAAGACAGAAAATGTCTGTTGCACAAAAAAAGCCACATCCATGGGCTTTAGGAAAATGTCTTTCGAGTGAGACAAAACAGAAAATAAGTGAAGCACATAAAGGTAAGCATCGCTCAGAGGAAACAAAACAAAAGATAAGTGTTGCATTGAAGGGGCGTATCTTTTCCAAAGAGCATAGATTAAAGATCGGAGAAGCTAATAAAGGACGCTTTTATTCAGAAAAAACGCGTCAAAAATTGCGTGATGCATTAGCAATTCGTCGCGCAAACTAATTTACGAATAGGAGAAGTGTTATGGCAGCAACTACAGGAAAAATTAAACGAAGTTTAATCCAAACGTTTATTGATATTACTGGTTCCGAAAGCTATCAACTGCTCGGAGATGGAGTTGTAACCGGTAAACTCAGCTACAATCCCAAAATTTTAGAGGAAACGTATATCTCTGAGGATTCAGCAAATATCAGTGTGGAGAGCTATGCTCCGACTATGTCGGTAGAACAAACTGCAATTGGTGGAGATTCTGTTTTTGATTACATCGATGCTTTACGTGTAGCTCGAGCAATTTTGGGTGATGCTGAAACAACCATTATCAATGTTTGGATGTACGAAGATGGTGGACCAGATGCGTATCCTGCGGAACAGCAAAAAGTAAGTATTCAGATTGATGACTTCGGTGGAGAGGGTGGATCGGCAGCTAAAATTAACTTCACGATTAACTTTATCGATGATCCAATTCCTGGAACATTTGATGTAAGTGATTCATCATTTACTTCTACGTAAGAGGAGGATAAATGGCTATTACGGGTAAAATAAAACGAAGTCTGATCAAGACGTTCCTGAATACAGGTACTTCAGCGTCTCCTGTGTGGGTATTGATTGGTGATGGCGTAACAAACGCCAAAATCAGTTACAATCCTAAGACTCTCGAAGAAACTTATATTTCTGAGGATTCGGCAAATATCAGTGTGGAGAGCTATTCTCCAACCATTCCGATTGAAATGACTGCTTTGAACAGTGATGCAGCTTTCGAGTATATAGACGCACTTCGGATAGGGAGATCGGTTCTGAGTGATGTGGAAACTGAAATTGTTAATGTTTGGCTTTATGAGACTCCAGCAGGTGGATACTATTACGCTGAAAGGCAAGCGATCAGTATTCAAGCAGATGATTTTGGTGGTGATGGTGGCGCTGCTGCAAAGATGAATTACACTCTCAATTTTATAGACGATCCTATTGCGGGTATTTTCAAACCTACTGCGACAGCAGTTTTTGAGGTGAATCCGATAACTACTGAATTAACTACGATGGATGCTGACGGTGTTACTTTGACACCGTTGTTTGCGACTGACAAGACTAATCTTTTGTATACCGCATCAGTGATAAATACAAAGTCAGATACGGATTTAGTCTCTACTCTTGTTGGTTCAGAGTCAATTGTTCAAAAAGTAGGAGAGGCTGTAGTAGGGCAAGGTGCTGCAGCTGCACTCGCTGTTGGATTGAATCACATTACGATAGCAGTTACAGTCGGTACAGGTGACGACGAAGAGATAAATACTTATCGTATCGATATTACTCGAGCGGCAGCATAGGAGTTTTGAATGGCAAAATTAGATAGCATTCATATAGATGTAGGTTTGAAGCGTATTGCGATAAATAACGATCCTGACCGGATTATTGAGTTCAATCCACAGGACGTTATATTCGCTGAAAAATTCTATGACTTGATAAGCAACTTTGAAGAGAAATTGGATGAGTTCAAAACACGCTCAGAAGAACTTGAAGCCGTTAAGGAAGTAGATGCGATCGGCACACCAATCAATATGACTGAACGGTTTGCGTTAGTTCGGGATGCTTGTGAGTTTATCAAAGAGCGCATTGATCATTTGTTTGGTGAGGGTACGTCAAAAGTTGCTTTCGAAGATGCAGTGAGTTTGGATATGTTCGTGCAGTTCTTCAACGGGATTACACCGTTCATCAAGGCAGCCAGGAGTGAGAAAATGGCTCAATACATCGGTGGTAAAAAGCCGAGCAAGGTGATGAAATAAATATCCTTATAGACCAACTGCCCACTGCCGTAGAAATAGACGGACAGGAATATGCTATCAATTCGGACTTCAGGGCGTGTATGAAGGTCATTTTGGCATTTGAAGACGAGGAATTGACCAACCGTGAAAAACAAATGATTATGCTAAATGTTCTATATCCTGAAGTTCCCGAAGACATAAAACAAGCTCAGAAAAAAGCAATCGAGTTCTTGGATGCAGGTAAAGAAAGTGATGAAAATAGAGATGATGAAATTGGTCCAAGATTGTTTTCTTTTGCACAAGATGCAAATTATATTTTTGCTGCATTCAAACAAACACATAATGTGGATCTTGAGAGTATAGAATATTTGCATTGGTGGAAGTTTCAAGCATTTTTTATGGATTTGGGCAGCAATACGACTTTTCTTAATTTAGTAAACCTTCGCAGACGGATAAAGAATGGTACAGCAAGTAGGGAAGAAAAACGTGTTGCACGTGAGATGGGTGAAATCTTTGATATTCAAGAACTTGATACACGAACAGCTGAGGAAAAAGAAAAAGAAATTGAATTTATGGCATTAGTTGGAGATGGTATAGCTCATGGCAAATAGTGATTTTGATGGTTCAATTAATATTGATACTAAGATTGATACAAAAGGTTTCGAAGAAGGTACTGATGATATGGAAGAACACTTCTCGGAACGTTTTTCTGATATGCGTAAATCAATCGATGAATTTGCTGAGCAATCGTCTGGAAGTGTGGCAAGTGTTGGCAGTGCAATGACTGGATTACAAGCTGTTATTGCAGCTATTGGTATTGGAGTAGCAATTGTAGCAGTAATTGTAATTGCAGCTATTGCTGCAGTTATTGTGGCTGTGTTTGGATTGTTGGGAATAATGGCAAAATCCATGAAGGCTTTGTACAGTCTTGAGGGATACGCAACAAATGTTAAATCAGCTTTTGAAAACTTGAAACTTGCGTTTGCCACAGCTTTTCAACCATTGTTAACAGCCGCAATACCCACTATTATTACAATTCTCAATTGGCTAACAAAATTGCTTACAATGATACAAATGGTTGTTGCAGCTTTTTTGGGACAAACAACTATTATGGTTGCTACAGCAAGTGCTGCTGAAGGAGCAGCTGCTGGAGCTGGCGCATTAGCTGAAAATACTGAGGATGCTGCCAAAGCTGCCGAAGGAGCACTTGCAGCTTTTGATGAATTGAATGTATTGCAGATGGAGGAAGAGCCAGAAGCTGTAACCGGTGGGGGTGGGGGAGCTGTTGGTCCAGTTTTTGAAGAGGTAGAAGTTGAAGCAGGTATTTGGGAAACAGTTCAAAAAATCAAACAGTGGTTTGCAGATGCTTGGATTTGGGTTTCAACAAAAGCTATCGAAGCTTGGGAGTGGATTGTAGAAACTTGGAACACTGCTAAAACTTGGTTTATGGAATATGTTATTACTCCGTGGTCATTGGCTTTTACAGCAGCTTGGAATTGGATATCACAAACAGCAGTTGATGCTTGGGAATGGATTAAGACAACTTGGTCAAACGTTACGACTTGGTTCAAAGAAAATGTAATTGATCCACTTGTGGCATTTTGGAAACCAGTATTTGAATTCATTGCTATTTTAGCAAACAATGCTTGGGTAACTATCAAGTATATTTGGGGAATTGTTTATACTTGGTTTAAAGAACATGTAATTAATCCTT